CGATGTCCACCCGTGGGGCAGTGGACCCGGCAGAGGTGCGGCGTCAGCTTGCCATGCCTGACGGGCATGTGGAGATTAATACGGCGGCGTTTGACCCGGAAAGCGGCATGAAGCCGTTTGAGATCATTCCGACGAATGACATGGCAATGGGGCAATTCAGCCTGCTGCAAGAGGCCAAGTCGGAAATCGACATGCTGGGGCCGAACGCCTCGCTTCTTGGTCAGTTGTCAGGCCAGCAATCGGGCCGTGCAATCATGGCGCAACAGCAGGCCGGAATGGCCGAACTTGCGCCGATCTATGACAGCCTGGGCGATTGGACCGAACGGGTTTACCGGGCAATTTGGAACCGCATTCGGCAATTCTGGACCGAACCGCGCTGGATCAGGGTGACGGAAGACGATCGCGCGCCGGAATTCATGGGCGTCAATCAGGTTGTGATGACGCCTATGGGGCCGCAGATGGTCAACCGCGTGGCGAAAATGGATGTGGACATCCTGATCACGCAGACGGTCGAATACGCGTCCCTGCGGGCGGAGCAGTTTGAGAAGCTTACCGAGCTTGCAGGGTCGGGCTTCCCGATCCCGCCGCGCGCAATCATCATGGCCAGTGAACTGCCGGACAAGGACAAGATACTGGCCGAGATGGAACCGGAGCAAAGCCCGGAAGAGCAGCAGATGGCTATGCAGCAAGCGCAACAGGCGCAAGCGATGCAGGCGCGTGCCTTTGACGCTGAAATGGGCGTGAAGGAAGCCAAGGCAATCCGCGACAAGGCCGCTGCGGCTAAGGACGTGGCTTCGATCCCCGCCGAACGGGCGCGCGCGGTTGAGGCTGCCGTCAGGGCCGCCGCTGCACCGGATCAGGCCGCACGAGGGGTCATCGCCCCGCGTAGGGTCAACTGAATACCGCCGCCGGGTATCGGGCGAAAACTTCCCTTTGGTGATGTAGACCAGACATGCCGCCGATGATCGGGCGATGCGTAACCCAACGATATAGGGAATGCCAACATGGCCGAAGACAAGCTTGATTTTCTTGACACGCAGTCTGCCGAAGTCGAAGCGCCGGAGCCGGAAGCGGTTCAGGTTGCCGAACCTGTAGCAGACAAGGGCGAACCCCCGGCCCCTGCGCCGGTATCCGCGCCGCCTGCGGAAGTGGACACGAAGCAGCACGTCGCGCCTTTGACGGCATTGCTTGATGAACGGGAAAAGCGCCAAGAGGCCGAGCGCAAGCTGCGGGACTACGAGGCGAGACTTGCACGCGAGGCCAAGGCGCAACCCGCCCCGGACTTCGCAACCGACCCGGCTGCCGCGCTTGAGTATCAGCGGCAGGTCTTTCAACAGCAGCTTTACAATTCCCGACTGAACACCTCGCGCTTCATGGCCGAGAAGGATTTCGGGGCGGACACGGTGAAAGAGGCGTTTGAGTTCTTCGACAAGAACCCTGCGCTGTCGCACCAGTTTGTAGATCACCCGTCGCCGTTCCATGCGGCGGTGGAGTTCTACAAGCGTCAGCGAGTTGTCGAGGAAGTAGGGGCGGACCCGCAAGCCTATCGGGCGAAGCTTGAAGCGGAAATCCGTGCGCAGGTTCTGGCCGAAATGCAGACTGCTACCCCCGTTCAACCGAAGCCCCGCATTCCCGGATCGCTGGCCGCCGCGCCAGCCGCCGGCACGCAGGGAGAACTGGCCAAGCGAGGATCGTCCTTCGACGCCGCGTTTGGCTGACGCATCAACCCTCACAGGAGTATGAGCCATGGCTGATTCAGCAGTCGCTCTGGCTTCCCGCGTTCAGAAGTGGGATGCCAATTTCTTCACGGAATACGTCCGTGACACGCGTTACCGTCCCTTCATGGGCCGGGCCTCGCGCAACGCGATGATGCCCATCGTCGTGAACTATGAACTGACCGGCGGCGGCAAGACCGTCAACATCCCCCTGATCACCCGCCTCAAAGGTTCGGGCGTTCAGGGCACCGCGCGCCTCACTGGTTCCGAGGAAGCGCTGGGCAACTTCAACTGCCCGATCACTGTCAACTGGAACCGGAACGGGGTTTCGATCCCGAAGCCGGAAGAGCATTGGACCGTGATGGACCTGCGCGAAGCTTCCCGGATGCAGCTTCGCACCTGGGCGGCGGAAAGCCTGCGCGACGACCTGACCTGCGGCTTCCTCGCATATGACGGCACGTCGTTCCTCAGCGGCAAGTCGGCAGACGATCCCAGCATCGTTGGCCGGACCCCGCTGCAAGCCTACCAGGCCTATTCGGAAGCGACGAAGAACGCCTTTCTTCTGGCCAACACTGACCGCTTCCTCTTCGGGGCTGCGATCAGCAACACGGTCTCGGGCAACCATGCCAACTCGCTGCTGAACGTCGATACCGTCAACGACCGCATGAACACGCCGCTGATCACCCTTGCGAAGCAGCGTGCGCTTGAGGCCGATCCCCGTATTCGCCCGTTCAAGACGGACGATGCACAAGGGCGGGAATGGTATGTCATGTTCGTCGGTTCGCGCGCCATGCGCGACCTGAAGCAGGACGCTGCCATGATTGCTGCCAACCGCGAAGCGCGCCCGCGCGACGTGGAGGCTAACCCGATCTTCCAGTCGGGCGATCTGATCTGGGATGGTGTCATCATCCGCGAAGTGCCGGAAATCCCGGTCATCACGGGTGTTGGTAACTCGGGTTCGGATGTGGCGGCGGCCTTCCTGTGCGGTGCGCAGGCGGTTGGCGTTGCATGGGGCCAAGAGCCGAAAACCAACGTGGGCGGCCAAGACGATTATGGCTTCTTCCACGGCGTCAACATCGAAGAATGCCGTGGCGTGCGGAAGATGCTGTTTAACGGCTTCCAGCACGGCATGGTTACGGTGTTCCACTCCGCCCCGGCGACGGCGTAACAGGAGGATATACCTATGCCTAACGCAATTCTTCGTTCCTCGACTGCGCGCCTGGATACCCTCCAGGTTCGCACGATGGTTGGCGGCACCTTCTTGGACGCGACCTACCCGGTCCCTGCCTCGACGGTTGTTGGCCATGAAATCGTGTTTGCGCGCATCCCGACTTCGGCCCGCATCAGCGGCCTGTCGCGGATCAACAACGACGCGCTGGGGGCGAGCGTCACGCTTGCCCTTGGCCTCAAGGCCGTGAACGGTAACTTCACGACCAACACGACCGCACTTGCCGCCGCGTTCGCGGTGGCGACGGCAGCGACCAACGTTCAGATCTTTGGCGACCATGTGAACGCCAGCCGGATGGTTTGGGAACTGCTGGGGCTTGCCTCTGATCCGGGCGGCTTCGCGGATGTGATCGGCACGACTGCGGGTGCGACTACCACGGCCTCCATCCAAGACGTGACGATGAACCTCTACTACTCGGTCGATTGACCTTTGCGGGGGGCTGTAATGGCCCCCCGTTCCTTTTGAGGGATTTCCCATGCGCGCACGTTACATCGGCCCCGGCTATGGCAAATGGAAGGGTCTGGACATCTTTCCCGGCGCGGAATTGGAAATCCCGGATGAACTGGCGGGGATGGTGAGCGCAAACCCGCTGTGGGAAGTCATGGCCCGTCGTGGCCGCCCGCCAAAGGTGCAGCATGACGACGAGGATTGAAATCATCCAGCTTGCATTCCGGCGGATCGGCGTTCTGGCCGAGGACGAGGAACTGACAAGCGACGCGGTGCTGTATGGCGGGACCGTGTTGGATAGCCTTTATGCCGAGATTGCGGAGGAGAAGTGGCCGCTTTGGGACCTGACGGACGTGCCCACGGCGTCCGTGGTGCCGCTGGTGAACCTCTTGTCGGTTGAGATTGCCCCGGCCTATGACCGCCCCGCACCGGACGCCCGTGGCCGCGCTTGGCGGCGGCTGATGGCGACCGTGCGGCGGAACAATATCGACGAGGCCGTGACCAAGGACAATCCTGGGGCCGAGGTTTTCTTCTGATGGCGCAGTTGCAGTTTTTCGGGCCGAGCGGCAGGGACGCGGACAACCGCGCGGCCAATTCGGCGCGACTGATCAACTGCTATCTGGAGCCTGTGCAGGCGGGTGGCCGGACTGGCCTGACGATCAAGGCCGCGCCGGGCATGATGGAGTTCACGGTAATCCCCGGCATTTTCGTGCGGGCGATTGGCGAGGTCGGAGGCCTGCTTTACGCGGTGAGCAATGGCAGGCTCTACAGCGTCACATCTGCGGGCGTCGTGACCAATCTGGGGGCGATCGACGACAGCGCGAACGCGACCCTGACGGGGAATAACGGCGTCGTGACCCTGACGGTTGACGGGCGCTATTTCGTGCGGTCGGGCGGCACGATCAGCGAACCGGCGGCGGGCGCTTTCTCGGCGATGGGGGCGTGTGATTTCATCGGCGGATACACGGTCATCACCGAGTTGAACGGGCGGCGGTTTCAGTGGTCCGGGCTTGCGGATGGCACCACGTTGCCGGGCCTGAACTTCTCGACGGCAGACGGCAGGGATGACAACGCAATCCGGCCCTATCAGATTAACGGGTCGCTCTACATCTTCAAGGAACGGTCGCACGAGGTCTGGTATGTGACCGGGCAGGCCGGGGCAAACGCCTTTGAACGGATGGCCGGTGGCGTTGTGGATATCGGCTTGAAGGCGTTCGGGCTGATTTGCCGGACGGACGTTGGCGCATTCATGGTAGGGGATGACAACCGGGCCTATGTGATTGCCGAGGGGATGACGCCGGTATCAAACCCGGCGGTGGAAACGGCGATTGCGACGCAAGGGCCGACGTTCTGCTTCACCTATGACGACGAGGGCCACACGTTCTGCGCCATTGCGATGACGGGCGGCCCGGCGTGGGTTTTTGACACGGCAACGGGCGAATGGCACGAGCGGGCCTATGGGATCGACTTTGACCCGTGGCCGGTGGTCGCGTCGGCAAGGTGGGGCAATGCCTTTTACGTCGCCTTGGCGGGCGGGGATTTGCTTTCCCTGGGGCCAATGCGGACGGATGCAGGGGTGCCGTTGCTTCGCCGGATGGTGAGCCGCACGCTTGCCAATGACGGGCAGCGGTTTTGTCTGTCGGAAGTGGAGATTTTCCCCCGGCAAGGGTTTGACGCGGCGTCGGTGATGCTGCGGATGAGCCGGGATAACGGGATGACGTGGAGTGCGCCGAAAGTTCGGGGCTTCGCGGTCGGTGAATATGGCAAGCGCCTGATCTGGCGTCAGTTGGGCCAGTTTCGGCAGGCCACGGCGGAGATTACGATCAGCGACGCGGCGGCGGTGACAATGAACGCCGAAGGGCGGGTGGTGGTATCGTGACCAAGCGGCTTCTGTTGCCTAACCAGCCGGTGACGGCGAAAGGCGATCTGCCGTCACGGGATCTTGTCGAGATCATCCAGCGGCTTGTGGCCGTGGCCGGAAGCGGCGGTGGTGGCCTTGCGGATGGCAACTATGGGGATGTGACTGTTTCCGGGGGCGGGACGGTCATCACGATCAATTCCGGGGCGATAACGACTGCCGAGATTGCGGGCTTTGCGGAAGGTGTTGACGATAGGGTGGCCGCGCTTCTGGTGGCCGGATCGAATATCACCCTGACCTATAACGACCCGGCCAACACGCTGACAATCGCGGCGGCGGGGGCAACTTCTGGACTTGCGACTGTGACTGTGCCGAACAACGCGCTCGAATGGTCGCAGACGGTGACGGCGGTTGGCGTAACGGCTGCGCAGCGGATCATGCTGACAGTCGGCGCGCATGTGGATGCGGACGAAAACACGGCTGAAATGCTGGATATTGACACCATGAGCGCGACTGCTGGCACCGGGCAAATCACGGTGGAAATGGCCTTTGCTACGCCGCAGGCGGGCGCAATCAAACTCAACTGGATGGCAGTCTGATGGCAAAGCTTTCGACCGATCTTCGCAGCGCGACGCTTCACCCGCGCGAGGCAATCTTTTCGACGGCCAACCTCGGATCGCTGAACGCGGAAACGATCATTTTCGCCGATGGGTCATCGACCGTCACGCTGGATTTGCGCGGCACGTTCAACTTGACGGTTGAAGTTGCGGGAACGGTGGACGGGACTAACTGGACGCTGATCCCCATGCGCCCGATCAACCAGGCGTCGGTGGTCTACGTCGCTGCGGTAGCAGGTTCGGCGGCGGGAACGTGGGTCGGCATGTGCGCAGGTTTCCGTCAGGTTCGCGCAAGGGTCACGGCTTACACCTCTGGCGCGGCGACAACCGTTCTTGCGGCCAATAGCGCGCCGTATGACCCGACGATTTACGGGCCGGTGACAAACTCCATCGGCACGATCACGGCTGCGGCTGGCGCGGCGGCAACCCTGACGCTTGCGGCACCCGGCGCGGGCTTGCGGCACTATCTGACCTATCTGGTCATTGAGCGTCATGCCTCTGCGCTTCTGACGGCAGGCGCAACGCCGGTCATCGTGACCACGACAAACCTGCCCGGCACGCTGGCCTTCTCAATCCCCGCCGATGCAGCGGCACAAGGCACGGTGAACGAAAAGCGGCGTGAGTTCCCGATGCCTGTCGCTTCGGTGGCACAAAACACGGCTACGACCATCGTTTGCCCGGTTGCGACTGCGGTAATCTGGCGGATCGAAGCAGGCTTCTACGTCGCCCCATGAAGATCACCCGCGAGGCGGCGCTTGCCTACTTTTCGCACCCTTCGCAGTTGCGGGGCAACCGGCTGGACGAAGCGGACGATCTGCCGGACGACGGTTTCGAGTATTGGGCCGAGGGGCCTGTGTGTCTGGTGTTCCATCCCGGCCCTTGGAGCGATGTCTGGATGGTGCATATAGCCGTCAAGCCGGAAGGCTGGGGGCAAGTTGAGGTGCCCGCATTGGGCTTGTTGCACGACTTCGCGCAAACGCGCGGGGCAAAGAGGATCATCGGCTGGACGGACGCCCGCAACCGGGCGGCGCTGGCCTTGGCCCGTCGCGTCGGCTTTGTCGAAGACGGCAGAATGCAAATCGGCACGACCGAAGTGGTCATGCAAGGATGGGAAACCGAGCTATGGGTGTAGGTGAAGTTGTCGGCATTGCCGGAAGCCTTCTCGGCGGGTTTGGCCAGAAAAAAGCGGCGAAGAATGCCGCTGCGGCGCAAACCGCGATGGGCAACCGTCAGATGGACCTGCAGGAGCGGGTCTATAACGAGCAGACGCAGCGTTTCGCGCCGTTCCTTGGCAGCGGCACGAATGCCTTGCGCGCCTATGAATACGAAATGGGGCTGGGGGCCAAGCCAAACTTTGGCGGCACGATGCCCACGGTTGAAAGCTATTTCGAGCAGGCGGCACCGGGAACCAAAGCGCCGGGCAGTTCCTTTGCCGCATGGCAGCGGCAGATTGGCGTAGGGCGGCAACCGAGCAAGACCGCTGCAACGCCGCAAACACAACGCTTTCGGGTGAACGGGCAAAGCTTCGGCACGCGCGAGGAAGCGGAAGCCTTTGCGCGGGCCAATGCCAAGGGCGGGACCGAGTATCAGGGTTATCGGGCTTCGCCTGGGTATCAATGGCAGATGGATCAAGGCACGTCGGCAATCGACGCAAGTGCTGCGGCGCGTGGCGGCCTTATGAGTGGCCGAACGCTGCAAGATTTGCGGACATTCGGGCAGGGCTTGGCCGATCAGGACCGCGAACAGTATATGTCCCGACTTGCAGGGATGACAGACATGGGCATGGGCGCGGCGGGCGCGCAGGCGACGGCGGGGAACAACTTCGCAGCCGGTTCGGGCAACGCGCTGGCCAACATCGGGAACGCGCAAGCGGCGGGCGCTATCGGGCAGGGCAACGCGCTTTCGGGCATGTTCAATAACCTTAGCCAGACGCTGGGATACATGACTAAGCCGAAGGTTCCGGGGGCAAGCTGATGGACGCCTTCCAACTTGCGGCCAAAAACCTAGGCATGAACGAGCGCGACCAGAACGCTGCGCTTGCCGAGTTCATGGCAAATGGCGGGGTGAACCTCGATCCTGCCGTGACGGCATGGTGCGCCGCCTATGTGAACGCCACGCTGGCACAGACGGGGCAGAAGGGCACCGGGTCCAACATGGCCCGCAGCTTCCTCGATTGGGGGCAGGAAGTCACCGAACCGCAGAAGGGCGATCTTGCGGTATTCCAGCGCGGCGATCCGAACGGGCCTTATGGGCATGTCGGGTTTTTCGACGGATACAACGAAGATGGCACGATCCGCGTGCTGGGCGGAAACCAAGGCGACGGCGTTTCGATTGCCAGCTACAGCCCGGACCAGCTTCTAGGCTTTCGCCGGGGCGAAGGTGCAGCCCCCGGCAATGCCCTTGCGGGCGCGCAACCGACCCCGGAACAACCGCAGAATGCCTTGCAGCCGCAGATGCCACAGACGGCCATGCTGGACGCCTCGCAATTCATGACTTCGCAGCCAAGCGCCTTGGCAATGCAGCCGATCATCGGGCAGCGCACCAACTTTCTAGCCGGAAGGGCCTGACATGCAGATGGATAGCAGCCTGATCCTAGCGGGCCAAACGCCGGACATCATGGGAAGCTTTTCCCGTGGTATGGAGATCAAGGCGAATGAGAACATGCTGGCGCAACAGGACGCGCTTGCGAACCTCTACCGCACGCAGGGCGCGCAAATCCTGTCGGGCGATGAAGGGGCATTAAACGCGCTGGCAGGGTTTGACCCGCAGGCGGCCTTGGGCATCAAGCAAACGCAACAGCAAATGGCCTACAGCGCCGAAGATCAGCAGCGCCAGCGCGAGAATGCCCGACTAGAGGCGGCGCAATACGCCAGGACCGTGAGCGCCGAAGAAGCGGCGGCGGTTGCAGCACAGACCGAAGCCGACGTGAAGCGCGCCCTTGCCGCACCCGACCCGGCCACGTTTGACGCCATGATGGCGGAGATGGGTAAGCCTGAAATGGCAGGGCAATGGGCAAACCGGCAGCAACTGGCGATACCGTATCTGGAGTTTGCAGACGTGCTGAAGGTCATCGCAAAGGAAGCGCCCGATATGACGGCGTCGCAAAAGGATTACAAGTTCTACGCGGATCAGGAAGCCGCAGCCGGGCGGCAGCCGCTTTCGTTCAACGAGTGGGATTTGCAGAGCAAGAAAGCGGGCGCGACGACCGTTACTGTGGGAGGTGGCCCGGCCCCAGCAGAGGTGGCCGCCTTCAACAAGGATGTGAAATCAAACAACGTTAATGAGGTTATCGGGGACATTCGCGCCACAATGTCCGGCGCGACGCTTCCGACGACCGGCGTGATTGGTTCTGCGCTGTCGGGCGTCGGGGGGACGGCGGCGGGCGACGTAAAGTCGAACGTCGAAACCCTCAAGGCGGCGGCTTCGTTCAGTTCGCTTCAAGCCATGCGGGATGCCTCAAAGACTGGCGCGGCGCTTGGTGCTGTTTCAGACACTGAAATTCGGCTTCTCGGGGCAGAACTGGCCAACCTGGAACAAAGCCAATCGCAAGAGCAATTCCTGCGTAACCTTGAGCGGTTTGAGCGAGTTTACAATGAAATAGTGAACGGTCCTCAAGGTGGCGCACCGGCTGCACCGGGCGGCGCGGCAACGGAAATGAGCGACGAGGACTTCCTCAAATCTCTGGGCATTGAATAATGGCAACGCCCGAGGAAATGCTGGCCAAGGCCAAGGCGCTTTACGACGCGGGCGATGTTGCCAGCGCGACGCGCCTTGCCAAAATCGCCAAGACACGCATGGCCGCACCGACCGGCGCGAAGCCCGGCCCTGACGGGATGACACGCGCCGAACGGATTGCAGCGGCCAAGGCCGGAACGCTTCCCCATCCGAGCGATGCGCGGCTTGCGGCGGTGGACGCCTTCGACGCGGTGGCGGAAAGCAACATCCGCAACGCGCCAACGCAATTCGGGACCTTCATGGGCAATCTGGCCCCTGGCCTGACGTTTGGCTTTGCCGATGAAATCGCGGGCGGGATCGACGCCGCCCTGACGGATCGCACCTATGACGAAAGCGTGGCCATGCTGCGCGAGCGTGACAAGGAAATGGCCACGGCCTTCCCGAAAACGGCTATGGCGGGGCAAATCGCCGGATCAATCGCCGTTCCGGTAGCGGCGGCACCGCGCGGCGCTGGAATTCTGCGGACAGGCGCACAAAACGCGCTGACCGGCGCGGGCCTGGCGGGGCTTTACGGCTTCGGCACGGGGGAAGGAAGCTTTGAGAACCGGGCCACTAATGCGCTGAACGCCGCGCCTTTGGGCTTCGCCATCGGGGCGGCGTCACCTGTCGTCGCCAATGCCCTTGCAGGCGCGGCGGGCGGGGTTTCTAGCGCGGTTCGCGGTGTTGTGGATAGGGTGCGCGGCACGGCAAGCCCCAAGGCTGCAAATCGGGCCATAGCGCGCGTGATCGAGAAGTCCGGGCAATCGCCGGATGACATTGTTTCATCGCTTCGCCGCGCAACGGCAGAGGGCCAGCCGGAATATCGCCTGATGGATGCGACGGGGCAGGCCGGACAACGGGAGGCTTCGAAGGTTGTTCGGCGCGGCGATGATGGCGCGGAAAGCCTTTCCAACTTCCTTCGGCAGCGTCAGGTCGATCAATCAACCCGCGTTCCGCGAATGATCGAAGAAGCGTATGACGCCAGCAAGAGCGCGGCGAAAACGACGGCAGCACTCAAGGGATCACGCAAAGAGGCGGCGGATATTGCCTATGCGGCAGCGCGGGGCAATGCTGCGCCCGTTGACGTGCGCGGCGCGCTTGGCGTGATTGACGACCGCACGGGCGGCATGGTCGGCAGTGGCGTGCGCGGCGATAGCGTGGATGCGAAGCTGATGGGATACCGGCAAAGGCTTGCCGCGCAACCCGGCCCGGATGGTGTATCGCGGGAACTGTCCGACTTTGACCGCGTGCTTGGTGTCAAGCAAGACATCGGCGACGACATCGAGGCGGCAATCCGGGCGGGCCGTAACAATGAAGCAAGCCAACTCAAGAAGCTTTCCAAGGAACTGGACCGCGCCTTGGAAGAAGCCTCTGACATGTATCGCACGGCCAACGATGACTTTGCCAAAGCGTCGCGCGTGATTGACGCGGTGGACGAGGGCGCGGACATGGCCCGTCCTGGATCACGGGCACAAGACACGACCAGCCGCTTTGCGGCCATGACGCCGGAGCAACAAGCTGCCGCGCGCGTGGGATATGCGGACCGCACCTTGGCGGGGATCGAGGCCAACAAGGCTATCGGCGCGAACAAGGCTGCGCCGTTCAACAGCACAAAAGCCGCAGAGGAAGCGGCGGTGATGGCGAAAAACCCGGAAACGTTCGGGCGGCAGATTGCGCGCGAGAATGAAATGTGGGGCACCATGAACCGCGCGCTAGGCGGGTCACGGACCGCTGACAACCTGATGGATGAAGCCCTGTCGGTCCCGACCGGGCCGGGGCGTCAAGCGGTTGTGGATGCCTTGCGGCTGAACTTCGGCGGTGCCGCGACAAACCTAGCAATCGCCATTGCGCCCGCCCTTCGCGGCCAAAGCCCGGCCACGCGCAAGATGATTGCCGATGCGCTTATGTCGGCTGATCCCGAAGTAGCATTGCGCGCCGTGGCGCAGACGACGAAAGATCAAGGTCTGCGCCAAGCTATCGGACGGGCAATCACGTCCGGCGGCGCGGTTACGGTTGCCAACTGACAGCGACGGCCAAGCCAAGGTATCCCAAGGGGATCAGGACGGCCAAGTGAGCGAGGCCGGAAGCCTTCCGGTCATAGCGGTGAAACTGAACCGCGCCCCAAGCGACCAGCAAGGTCAAAAGGTTCGCAAACAGAACCGCTGAGGCGGTGACGAAAAACGGTGCATCCATCGCGCAAGGATGACCCAAATGGAGTGTTTCCGCAATGGCTGACCAAATTGCCTTCCTTCCCGAGCGGGTGCTGACCGCTTCCGCCATGCCCGGAAGCGGTTACAAGGTGTCATTCTACCAGAGCGGCACCACGACGCCCGTGACGGTCTACACCTCGGCGGCGGTGGATACGCCATTGACGCAGCCGATTGTCTGCGATGCCTCCGGCGTGTTTCC